AGCTACTCAATGCCAACCCTTACGCTTGAAGTGAGACCATGCAGCACACGCGTCTGGCTCACCATTAGCTAACACTCCATAACGTTTAGATAGATACTTCAATCCGTAGTCTACCTGAGATAGTGGACTCTTATCCTTTATTATGTCGTTCTTTATTTGTGGTATTCCATAAGCTCTTTGCTTACCGCTTAGGTTACCTACAGCGTCATGTCTCCAAGCACTCTCTTTTGAATAGAGCTTATTAAGACAATGAAAATTATGTTTAGTTAATAAGGTTCTTGCATAGTCTTTTGGTGTTAAATCATGTGCATAAGGCGCGTATGCTGGAGCTGCCAAGGCTATAGCTATCCCAATCAGCCCTGCTACCCAGCGAGCTAACCGCAGCGCGGCTCGCTGTGAACGCCTGATGCGTTCTAGCTTTAAGCTGTAGCCTAGCATGTACCACCTCGCATTTGATTAAAACCGCAGGTCAGAAGGCGTGTCTTAGCCGCCTGTTTTATAGAAGCCTTTACCTTTGAATACGATACCCGGAGCTGAATAGATACGATTAGCCAGCGCATTACAGTCATTACAACGTACCAAATCATGTTCCATTGAAAGCTCTAATTCCATCTGGTTATTACATATTGGACAGCGGTATTCATACATTGGCACAGGTTTTACACTCCATTTTTTCAATTATCCATCCACCGCATTGGTTACAACGGATTGGGTTTAGCTCTAAAGGTATTTTATCGTAACCAGCTTCTAGCAATAGCTGAACCAAAGTAGAAAATGGCATTAGTGCCGCATACTCAGACACTTTAGTCGCTTGTCCATTACAGCGTAGGACTACTACCCCAAGTTTCCCACTCTTAGTAGTTCTAGCTCTACTTTGGCGCAGCCACGCTAGCGGTGCGAATTTAGCAACACTTTTAACTTCCACGTCTATAGGTAAGTTAACAATATCGCCAGACGGGTCTGCACCTCTACCTACAGTAGCGTAAGGAAACCACTCCCTCAAATAGTTGCTTACTAAACGCTCTGTAGCTAAACCTCTATTGCGTCGGTGGTTTGCCATTGACCGTCATACATTTCATGCAGCGGACGTAAACCTCATCATCAGCTGTTGGTGTAATAGCTAAAGGTTCATTACACAAATCACAATAAATTGTAATTGGTTCTGGAGCTTCAACCGGTCTATTAGCTGGCAGTATCTCAGCTGTACCATCTGGATGGAAGAAAACTAGATTACCCATCACTTACCTTTCGGCTTTTGTGGACGCCATCCGCCGGAAGGGGATAGCTCGTACCAAATAGTGTCGCATAAACCAGCCCCATTTGGTTGGATGTTAGCCTTGCATTTATACCCTTTATATGGCTTCCCAGTTTTGCTAGATGTGCCTTCTAAGAGCCCCATAACCCCATGCTTACAGCTAGGAGCTTCTTCAACTACCTGAGCCCCAAGCTCTTGAGTCAATAGGTCTAAAGCTGCATCTACAGCCGGTTTTGGTGTTTCTACTGTTTTGATAGTCCAAGGGTCAGACGGATTTTCTAGTTGAATTTTATCTGCCTTGACTCTTTGAACCTTCTCCATCTCTTCCCGGCTTGGAGCGTTTTTATCTGTGCCTATATTGGCATTTTTCATGGCAATTCCGATTGAAGAAGTTTCTCCATTTTCAAGCGCAAAATCCCTGTTGACGCCACGTTCACCAACTAGCTCATGAGCATGACCTGTAGCAAAAGGCTTTTCATCAGTCCAGAGACGATACAAAGAAGCTTTTACAATAAAGCGTTTATCGCTCCAATCTAAAATCTCTGTCTGAATAGAACCATCTGGGTACTTCTCCCAAAATAGCTTGATACGTTCTTTAACGGTTGTGTAATCCTCTAGGTTAAACATTTGGCAGCATTTCCTTTCCATAAACGTACTTCTCAAAGTCTTGAGCCTGTTCAGCGATTGTCCAGACTTCCCCATCAGTCCACTCAGATACTTCAGCTGCACAGTTGCGGCAATAGTTTCTGTTAATACCTTTAGACTTAGGGTTTTGGCTGATTACGGTATAAGAAGCATCCCTAGGGACTGTGCCTACATTTTCAATCAACCGGCGTTCACTTCCCCAGCGTAGCTTGCAATAATCACACCACACGCCATTAGCAGCTTTAGTAACTGTCAAGGTCTGCCCAATCAGTTGTAGCAATTTGTCCAGCGATTGACACGTAGCTTGCGCAGTCAAGGTAGCTGTCCTCATGCTGGTATGACTCTTGTATACGTGAGATTTTGACGAGAGCCATGCAGATTGCGACTTCATGGGGTTCAATATTTCGTTCAAGGTAGGCTGACCATAATTTACTGATACGTAAGTGATTGAGAGCTGGTGTGCCGTATTTGAGCCCACGCTCCCTAATTGTTTCAGCTGCTTCTTTGAGTAGGTCATCAGCTTTCACTTACCCACCTGCTCATAAAACTTTCTAACAGCTTTGCGTCCTTCTAGTTTTCCGTCCTGACGTCCTAGCTGATAGCCCCAATTAAAACTAGCTATCAAAGCAGCGCATACTGCAACTATTTGTAATATGTCATAGCTATTCATTTTGTAATCATCTCCCTTAGTTCTTTGTTAAGTGGTTTTGGTTCAATGTTATGTATTACTTCATATTGGTTGCCGTTACTGTGCATAGATGGAGCTGCAACCACAAAGCCTTTGTGCTTTATGTCCACACCTTCACCTAGTTTTCCGCGATATGAAGCTCCTGCTTCTGCCCGATAGTACAGATGTAGACCGTCACCAGTAGCTACTGTGTACGTGTCTAGCATCCAATTTTCAAACTTGCCACCGTTGCGGTAGTCAATATCTAATACAACTAAACCTGACTGTTGACAGTTAATCCCTATGTTCATTTCAGGGTCTTTATTGAACCAATAGTCAAGTGTTGTAGTGTCATTTGTAGCGTCTAAATGAGCTCGCTTGATTAAATCAAAATATGGTTCTTTGTCATTTGGCATAACTGGCATAACCCACCAGCCTTTTAAGATATAGCTATGAGCTACAGCTTGTCTTTCTGATTTAATTAAAGTCAACATTTTGCTTAAACCTTAATAATTCCAGCAAGCGTCACAAAAGCCTTCGCTTGTTGACTCATCTGTTAAAGCAAATCCGTCTGCGTTCCATAAGTAATGCGTTGAATTAGTGCAACTTACGCATACGTCAGCAAATGTAAGACAGATACCTTGACGTTGAATTGGTGTTACTTTGTTCATTTTCAGAGCTCCCGTTCTGATTGGTTAGGCTAAGTGAACCAGAACCAGAGCCCAAGTCAAGTCAATTTTGATAACGTTTTGATAACGTTTTAAGACCCGTATCTCTTGCCGTAGATGGTGAAAGAGCCGTCCTTATTGACTGGCACAGGGATAGCTGTGACGTTCTTTTGGTTGACTTCTATGATGCCAAAGCCCATCTGCCAATTAGCCGCTCCAGCCTTCAAATAGGACGCTTTGCGCTTGTCCATCAGATTACCTACCTCAAAGCCCCATATAGTCCTGTAATCGCCTCGTATGCCCTCTGAGTAGGCTTGTAGACCCAGCCTGTGCGTATGCCCACACAAAACGGATTTGCCAAATTTCTTAGCTAAGCCAATTGCAGTACCGCCGGGGTTCTGGTTTAAGCTACCTTCATCCCCATGAACCAAGACCCAATCCTTGAGAAACTCAAAAGGCTTTTTGTGAAAGCGAATACCCATACTGTCAAACTCCATAAACTTGGCATAGTCAAGCTCTGGTAATCCGATTAAGGAAGGAGCTCCCCGGAGCAGCGTATGGTAAAGCCTATCCGTATGATTGCTGCGCGTTATATCCATTGGAATACCCCACGCACCACCAAGCTCCCAAAGGATGTTCTGGCAGGTTTTACGGTCTGCATCTAGCTGACCTTCATACTCAAGGTGTGTCCCCTTGGCGTACTTGGATTGACTCTGGAAATCTAGCTCATCACCAACTACCAATACGCGGTCAAATTTCTCACGCTTAACTAAAGCCATGAGCGACTTGACAGCTGCCTCTGAGTGGTAAGGGACTTGAAGGTCACTCACGCAAAGAAATCTTTGTTTCACTTGTATCCCCTTTGGCTTGCCAAATAGATAGAGCCACCGCTTGCTGTGTCGCAGCTGATGGCTATGTTGATTGACTTCTCAATAGCTTGTCTAGCTTCCCACTCACTTTGTATGTCAAGCTCTAAAGCTTTCAGAGCTCCAAGCGCAAATCCACCGCCTGAGCCTGAAACATAAAAAGGTTCTGTAGAGCGTTCCCAGCTGTAATCCTCAAATATCGGATAGATAATCCCATGAACAATTACAAGAAACTCAGAGTCATGGAGAGCTTCTGAGCTATCTTGTTTCATGTCATAACCAGCTTCTAAGAAAGCTTTGCGCATAGCTGGTATAAAAGTCTTAGTCATAAATTTGTCTAAATCGCCGCGTGGCTTTGGTGGTGTCCAGCCGTATTGTAAAATGTTGCAGCCCCGGACTGAACCAGCTCCGGCGATTAAGTAAGCACCGTTTTGAACTATCTTTGGCGTAGCCATTTGTATGGGTCTGCCGCTGTCATCTGTTGACAAGCTATCAGAACCTATAACAGCCCAGCCGTCACCTTGAATTGCCGCAAGTGTAGTCATGCCGCTCTCCCTTTGTCAGAAACTATTGTTTCTCCAAAAGCCTAAGAATTGTGTTCACCACGCCGCGCAATTCGTTAATTTCGTCGCGCATGCTTGAGCCACTATTCGGCTTTAGTTCGTACAGGAAATGCTTTACTAACCAGCGCACCGAGCCAATAAATGAACCAATAACGGTCAGAGCAACAGCTACAACAGCCGCCCAGTCTTGGGGGCTCATTTGCTTCCGCGCCCATATTCCGCTTCTGTCTTGTCTGCCCACTTAGCTAGTGGCGCAGCTAAAGCTCCAATAAGAACTGCATACTCAGGCTTCATGTCTGTAAGCAAAGCAATACCCATTGTAATACCTGATGCAAGTAAAGCTCTTAAATAAGATTTAATAGCTGCAACGTCTTTTGGTGATAACTTAAATGGGTTAGTCATTATGTGCTCCTAGTAGTGGGACGATATGAAAAGACCGCGTATCCATGTCAGCACTCTTTTTAAAAGAGAAGTGTGCGTGGTGGTTATGCGGTGATGCTCCCTTGTAGTTTCTCCACTTCCAATTAAGGATGGGTGAACAGATTTTGCCTTGATAGATGATGTATGCCAATCGTCCGTCTCGCTTTGCCACTTGACGTAGCTGATTAACCAAGTCGGACATGGTTTCCGGATTGTCATCAAGTCTAGCTGTACAGTCAAAGGCACGTACCCAGCCTTGAGCATCTGGATTGTGGTCAGACTTAGAACCGCGCTTCTGGTGCTTAGCGTCACCGAGCGTCCCATCTGAAACTCTAGAACGACTAGGGAAGCTATCGTCAATGGCTTCTCTTAACGCTATTAGTGACTTTGAAAGTTTCGGCTTCATTATCCGAGAATAGTTTTTAGTTCATCTTCGGTTAAACCAAGACGAGCCAATAGCGCAGCCTTATCCGCTTCGGCTTTTGCTTTTGCTTCTGCCGCTGCTTCCGCGATTGCCTTATCTGCTTGATATTGAACGTATTCTTCATCGTTCATTTCGCGGTCAATTACTTCATTAGTTTCCGCATTGTGGATGCGTACCATTGGACGAGATGATGTTTTAGCCATTATTTAACCCCAAATAATTCGTAAGTTCCTGCTGTAATTGTGTTAGATTGTGGATATACAGTAATAGATGTGATTGCGGCAGTTGTACCACCATAAAAACCTTGACCAAAAATAGCAGTATTATCTCTTACTCCGTAATGAGTAATTTGTTTTTTGTTACTAGCATTTGCGTAGTCATAAAGAAAAATGTTGTGCCCAATGGCGATTACTGAAGAAGATGGTCCCATGTTGTAATAAGTTGTTTGTGCGCCACCTGATAGAGAAGTTGCACCTGTTTCCATAACCGATACTCTGTAATTAGAACTCGTATCTCCATTTAATCTAATTGCTAAAGTATCACCTGAAAGAACACCTCTAAGAACTAATTGCAAATTTTTGTAAGAACCGCTAATGCTTGAGATTGTTGTACCGCTTGAACCAAGCGAACCACTTGCAAGTGAAGTCATACCACCTGCTGATGGTGTATCCCATTTTAATCCTGTTGCTGCAGTTGAGTCTGCGATTAAGGCTTGACCATTTGTTCCCACGCCTAAACGCGCAGGGGTTGATGCTCCAGTAGCAGCGATAATATCGCCTTTAGTTGTGACAAGGGATTTAGCAATAGCCGCATCAGCATTTGTTTTCATCTGAGTGTCTACAGCTTGACCAAAGACCTCAAAGTCAGCTGGTAAATCTTTTACCAAGTCTGTATTTGTAGGCATGGCAAAAGAGTAATTGGTAGTTGGGTTAGCCATTTGTGCTCCTTATCAAGAAACTAGTATAGCGTTTAACCAGTCCAAAGTAGGACTAATTGTCTGCCATTGTTCGGTAATTGGTACGTCCATCCACTTGAAAGCTTGTAGGCTATAAGCTGTAGGTGAAAGGTTAAGTGTCAAGCTGAGAGCTCCTTTAGAAGCCGAGAAAGTCCAACCCTCTACAAAACCTTGAAAACCAGCCGGCAGCATATTAGAAGGTAAGTTTGATATATCTAAAGGAAGTCCCATAAATACATTAAGTAACGCGTCTCTGTCTGAATTGTCAATCTCGCTAGAAGCTAGCGGAAATGTAATAGACCTAAACATGAATTCTGGGTAAGCGCGCAAAGCAAGATAGAAAGCAGCTTGAGTATTGGCGTCAGCTAGTAGCTCTAAGCTGGTTGTAATGTTTTGTCCAAGCTCACCATAAATAGCAATAGAAGCTGCGTCTGTAGCTGATGTGGTCTGATTGTTCTTATAGGTAATCTTGATTGAATTGCGCACATCTCCAGAACGTTTAGCTATCTTTAGACCAGAGCCAATAGCATGATTGCCGTTAAGCTCTACATAGCCGTTGTTAGCTAGGTACTGACCTCTATGAGTACTATCAGCATAGAAAATACGCCCAGCTGAGTCCTCACCAATTGTTCCCAAGCCTGAACTAGCGAGCTGTGAAATCAATT